GTCTTGTAATTGGCAAAGCCAACGATGTCGCACCATTCCTGGACCAGGGCAGATGACCTGGCTTGCAGCTTGGGCTGGTAACGCTCATAGGGTTCAACTTCTGGCGAGTCAAACCGCTTGATCTCGCAATGTGCCAGCAGGATGCTGGCCATGCCCATCGCGCGCAGGGCGTTCAAATCTTCAAGCACCTTGCGCCAGAGATCCGCGGCTATTACGGCGCCCTTGCCGTAGGCCAGATCCTTTGCTTCGTATTGGGTATTGATCTGTTCCCAGATCAGGTTGTCGAGCCAATCCAGGCTGTCAATCACAACGGTCGAGTAGTCGTGCTCTCCCTTGAGTGACGCCAGCGCTTCATGCACATCCTTGTAAGACTTGGCAACTGGGAAGTGCTCAACTTCAAGCCTGCCGAGGCCATCTTCGGTCAGTATGAATATCGGTGCCGGTGCGCTGGCGCCGAAGGTTGTTTTGCCCAGCCCATGCGGGCCGTAGACCATGATGCGCGGTGGTTGGATGCTAGTGTTGCGGGATATTGCTTGCAGGTTTATAGCCATAAATCCTCCGGTTAAAATGAAAACAAGAAAAAAAAGAAAATCCACAATCCCGCTATGGTTGCGACAACAGAAACTGCGGCACCTACTATTTCGAGAGCATTCATCTTGACCTCTCGTTAGCTATGTCTTGCGCTAGCTCCGCAACCATGTCGGTGTCGGCATAATGAGATTTGAGCATCTGTTCGACTTGGGTATATAGGCGCTCAATACATGCAGCGGTTGCCTGTTTGTTAGTGCTCAAGGCCGCGACCACTAATTCAAATGCGTAGCTGGTATCCAAGTGGTCGTTAATGAACTCATAGAGGTCTACTTGCGCGCGACCGCGGCTAGGGTAGCGACCGTAGTCCATAGTTGCTTCAACGATGTCGGCAAGTGCGTCGGCGCGGTAGAGCTCGGTGACTGTTGCTTGCTTGCAGTTTAGGGGGTAGCAACGCGGGCAATCTTCTGCTCCGCAGTTGCAGCGTTCAGGGGCGCTCATGCTGCCACCGCCAGCGTGACAACAGGTTGCACCGAAAACTGCGAGGTAAATTTCGAAACCGCTATGTCGCGCTGGTCGGGTGTCAGGCTCAATTGATCTTTGTCTGCATTGCCCCACGTTTCTGTTTTTGTCGCGTTAATCAAAAACCAGTCCGACGATCCGCGCTCGATTGTGTAGGTGTTGACGATGCGCGAATATTTGTAAGCACTTGGCACATTACCACCGGACATGCCAGATGCTTTCGCACCAGCGCGGTCTTTTTTTGCGATGCCGAATTTTTCGAGACGCATTTCCATTAACTCGGAAAGCTCAAAAATATGCTTGTCGTGCGCTGTGTGCGACAACGATTTGCCGTTAATTTCTCCCAACAATACGTTAATTGCGCGGCGGTTTGCTTCTACGATTTTGACTTTCATTTTCTTTCCTTTCGGTTGGTAGGTCGGTTGTTTTGCTGCACCTGCTGAAACAGATACTATTCCGGTGTTTACGCGATGTCAACAACAATCTTTAAATTATTTGTGGTATTGTGCGGTTCTTGTCTTTTGGTCAACAGAGGGTTATATATGTACATAATGGTGAAAGAAGCAGCCGCAAGGCTAAAAGTCAGCCGACAGTGGGTCAATACCTTGATAAATAACGGAAAAATCAATACCGCTATCCTGGCCGGTCGGCGGGTTGTTATTGCTGACAAAGCGTTCTTGGCGATGGAGCGAGGACGCCTGAAGGTGGGGAAATGATTGAATTCGGCGACTGCCGCGAGATCATGCGCCGATGGGCAGAGCAAGGCGTCAAGGCGCAAACCTGCGTGACATCACCGCCTTATTACGGCTTGCGTGACTACGGGCATGATGGTCAGCTTGGTCTTGAGGAAACGCCAAAGCAATACATTGCGGCAATGGTCGAGGCGTTCCGATGCGTATGGGATGTGTTGGAAGATGACGGTACGTTGTGGTTGAACATTGGGGATAGTTACAACGGAAGCGGCGCAACTGGCGGTCAAGGAAAGCAACACACGAACGCTGGCAGCGTAGGGCGTCCAGATGCAAGGGGCGGCTACGTCGGCCTAAAACAAAAAGACCTTATCGGCATACCGTGGATGCTTGCCTTCGCCCTACAAGCCGATGGCTGGTATCTGCGGCAGGACATCATCTGGCACAAGCCGAATCCTATGCCTGAGAGTGTGCAGGACAGATGCACAAAGGCGCATGAGTACATCTTCCTGTTGAGCAAGTCGCAGAAGTATTATTTTGACAACGAAGCGATTGCGGAGCCGTTAGCGGCTAGTAGTGTAGCGCGACTGGCACAGCCGACACTGGCGCAACAAGCCGGAAGCGACCGTGTTCCGGGCAAGACGAACGGCAACATGAAGGCTGTGGGGCCACGCTTTGGGGGCGATAAATATGGCAATGATGATAGCGAGAAAAGCCGCACAAAAAGCGGCAACGAATGGGCGGGAAACGAAACAGGGCGGCGCAACAAACGCAGCGTCTGGACAGTAACCACCAAACCATACAAGGGCGCACACTTTGCAACCTTCCCTCCTGATCTTATTGAGCCTTGCATCCTTGCTGGCGCTCCTGCTGGCGGTGTGGTGCTAGACCCGTTTATGGGCAGCGGCACAACGGCTGCTGTGGCTATCCTGAATGGTAGAAATTATTTGGGGTGCGAACTAAATCCGGCTTATAAAGAATTGCAGGATGAGCGTATACGAAACGCACATTTAGAAACCGCACAGATGGAGTTAATTTAATGCACCACAAAGCAAAAATACCCTTTCGCATAGTGCAGGAAGCCCGACACCAGCGCCAGAGGTTATCGAGCCGAAATACTTTGACATCGCCTGCGAGCGCATCGACAACGCATACCGCCAACAAAGGATATTCGCATGACCGAGAATGATCCCGTAGTCGAACTGCATCCTAAAGTGCTATTAGATGCCGCCTTGAAATACGCGCTCCGCGGCTTTCGCGTCCTGCCGCTTAACGGCATACGCGCAGGCGTATGCACTTGCGGAGACTCTGACTGCCGGTCTCCCGGCAAGCATCCGCTGACAGCTCACGGTGCGACCGAGGCCAGTGCCGACGAAATGACGATCCGCGGCTGGTGGAGCAAGTGGCCGACAGCCAACATCGGGCTGGCTATGGGCGATGCAGGATGCGTGGCGCTCGATGTCGATACGCGCAATAACGGCCATCTGTCATGGGACGCGCTGATACATGCTAACGGGGCGCTGCCAGAGACTCCCACGCAGCGCAGCGGTAACGGGTGGCACTACTTGGTCAAGATTGATGCCGAGGCCGTTAAACGCTGTCGTGGCAAGCTGGCGCAGGGTATTGACGTTAAGGCAAACGGCTATATCGTGGCCGAGCCATCCATCCACCATTCAGGGCGCCGGTATGCCTGGGACGACGGGCTGGATCTGCTGGCCGGGTTTACTCCGGCGCGGGCGCCCGTCTGGTTGGAACGGCTGCTGATGGAAAACTCAGACGCTAATTTTGCGTCGAGTTTTCCCAATCTCGGCAATTACACCTTGCCGGTGCAGCTCGCCGAGGCCGCAGACGCGCTGAAGGTGCTTGATGCCGGTGACTATCACAAGTGGATAGAGGCCGGTATGGCGCTGCACGCTACAGATCTTGGAGACCTGGCGTATCAGGTATGGGTTGAGTGGTCAGGCCAGTCGGGAAAGTTCGACCATAAGGTTCAGCGAGCGAAGTGGTTGTCTTTTTCAACCAAGCGTGTTGCCGGTGTGACGATAAAAACCCTATTTTCCCGCGCACAGGCGGCAGGATGGAAAAACCCCATGTCAGGCACCAGCTCGGCAACACCAGAACCGGAAGTCACAATTTCCGACCTTGAAAAGCAATTATTGGCTTTTGACGCATTTGCCGATCCATTTACGCCAATCCCGCATTTCGTTGACCGCTGGATTCCGCACAACGAAGTTACCCTATTTGCCGGTCATGGCGGCAGCGGTAAATC